ACAATCAAATCGACTTCTTCCTGCGTTAAGCCCATGCCTAAAAACTTTTCGCGTGTTGTAGCTAACTTGGCGTTAGCGGCAACGGCTTGAGCTTCTTGTTCCTTTTGGTCTTCTAAACTTTTTTGTATTTGAACTTCTAGATTAGCTAACTCTTCATCAGTCATCTCGCGTTCTGTTTGCACACCTGTAGCACAATCAAACTCAGATACCATTCGTTTCATTTTTGCCTCTTACTATTAGTTTTATACGATGTTGTTATTAGCTCTTTGTGCCCACAACCAAAACTTGGAACCATTCATAAATTGTGCGTTGTTAAATATGGCTATCGCGGTAGGTGCAACATCGGACACATTCGTAGACCACGAAGCCCACGTATAATCGACTAAAGCATTGTTTGGTCCCTGACTCTGAGTGTTTATACCTCTGATAAAAACCCCTTGAATCTGGTTTTGCTGTCTATCAAAATCGAAAGTAGTTACGCCCCACTGCAAATCGTCTTCAACATTGCTTGTTGATCGAGGCTCGTAGGGGCCAGCATTTCCATACTTCATGCACCATCCACTACCAGTTCCACCATTTGAGTACCCAGCGCCTGCTCCAGTTCCACTTTGCATACTGCCACTCAAAACATATTGTTGATTGTGGGTCTGATTAAACACAGCGCCGTAGTTGTTCCAAGTGGTCCAACCTGATTGTCCTGTGGCAGATGTGTAAACTCCAGCAGTGCCAGAATAAGAACCATTACCTGCACCAGAATTAGCTGGGTCACTAAAAGTTTCAGCAACAAGCTTGAAACGCATATTGCCCTGGCTGGCTGCGTTACCAGTGCCTGCGTGTACGTTATTAAACGTAACTGAAGTCGTTGCTGTCCCTAGTTTTTGATACCCCATGAATTCCCACGGTTGCGTCATTATGTGTGCCCTCCGCCCCAGCCCTCTAACCACATCAGCGAACCAGGCCCCCACATGCCCGCTGAATTTGGAGTTAAGCCTGGGATTGATCCAGTTATTTTTATTTTGTCAAACTTAGTTTTCGCGTCTGCTTGGGCACTTCCTGCTGTGTTTTGAGAATCAATTCTCATTTGCCCACGGTTACTTGTTCTGTAATTAGTTTGCGACCCAGAATTCCACATCTCATAATTAAGCATTTTTGATCGGGTCGAACCTGGTTCCATCACCCACATTTCAAAACTGGCTTGATTTTCCCCACTGGCAAACTCGGGAGAGGCAGCAAAGTTTCCCTTTACAATTCCAGAGGTCATAGCCATAAGCGTGCGGTTTGAGTGATACTGGGTGTTAGTCTGATAAGTGTAATAAACTTCGGATTGCAACATTCTGCTGTTGGAAGCCGAATTTTGAAACTCAACATTCAATTGGCTAACACCGCCTCCCGCTTGAGAAGCATTCCATCGCAACATGCCGCAAATTCTTAACTGACAAAAATCTGTAGGAATGTTCTTAAACTCCACTGCGCTTAAAGTATTTGCATCAGTATGCCCAAAAGCCACTACTCGATTAACTGTCATGGTTTCAAACCTCCAAATCCATATAGGTTGCAAGTTTGATAGCCGTTGGAGCCGTTGTTGTAAGCATCATATGACCTAAAGTTGTCGATAGGAGCAGAGCCATTGCCAGAAGATTGTTGTAGGTTGCCCCAAGATTCGAGATAGCCTGAAAAACCGTTCCACGCTCCTTGGCCTATATAACACCTTGACCACCACGGTTTCAGAACATCTGTTGACGAGTAGTTGTAAATCATTATTTGGAGACTGGAGACACGGTTAACATAACCAGGGAAAATTTGGGGAGTTGATGAGGTTGATCGTGTGCCCTGGCCGCTGTTACTGCCCATATACCAACCATATGAAAGCCATTGACTGGAGGAATAAGGAGGTACCTGTGGTTGACCGCTCATCCCAATACCAAAAGAAAAAATGCCTTGCCAAATTGCGCTTTGGTTGCCAGGCGTAATATCGATCATCAAATGTCTATGAGTTTGAGGAACACCAGTGGCGGACAGATTATTTTGAAAGTTAAGTGTAGAAAAAAACTTGTAGCTATCTTCATACACATAACTAGCACCGCCACCAGCGAAACCGCCATTCAACGCATCAGACATAGCAGCACCTGGATACCCTTTAAGATAATCCTGGCGCCCCTTCCAACCAGAAACATTAGTACTTGGGCTGAAACGTTCCTGCCGCATTAGACAGAGTGCCTGTTGACGTAGCCAGCAAAGTTGATTTGCCCCGCAGTAGATGCACCGCCCGTAGAAACATTCACAATTTTTGGTGTGCCAGCATTTCCCTTAAGGACCAGCCCAGGAACCAACAAATAAAGGCCAGCTAATGTTGGCACAGTAAACGAATTGTTTGTTACTACGTATCCCCATTGGCCCCAACCAATAGTTACTTCAACATCGGCAGAATGAACATTCGTTGCCCAAATCCACACCTCATCAATGTCAGTAGCAGTTGACGACGCAGTATGAATCGTTTGGTTATTCCCATCACAAGGCAACAATTTGCCGTCTGTGCCGCCACCTGAAAGAACAATTTTTGTTATCGCCATAATCTTTTCCTAAGCCGTAATGTGGTTGACATAACCAGTAAGATTGACTTTTCCTGTTACAGCCGCATAGGCAGTAACAATCAGCGGCGACGCATTACCTTTGAGGATTAACCCAGGAATAACGAGCTTGTACCCAGCTTTTGTAGGGATCGTTAAACGAATCTGGTTAGCAATCACGCCGCCTGTAGCACCCCAACCTATATAAATCTCCATGTCAGCAGTATCAGCATTAGTCGCATAAATCCACACTTCATCAATCGAAGTAGCCGCAGTTGGCCCTGTATGAACGGTGGTGTGACTAGTCGTAACCGAAAATGCTTGACCATCACTAGCCAAAGTTCCTGACAATAAACCTTTAGTGAAACTAGCCATCAGGAAAACACCTGCACTTCAATAATCGATGTACTTGGTACTGCTGTAACAAACGCAGTCGTTGCCAACTGCGTCGTGTTAGTGCCAGGCGCAGCCGTAGGCGCAGTAGGCACACCAGTGAATGCTGGCCCAATCAAAGTGGCTGCTCCTGCAGGCAAACTTGAATACCCGAGCGAAGTCCACTGCGTCGCTCCATCGCCGATCTTATATCGCAAAGTATCGGTCTCTAAACAAAGTTCCCCGTCACCTGGCGTAGGGTTGTTCGCTGTCCAGTTAGCAGCAGTATCGCGCCGCAGTTGAATAATTACAGCCATTATTGTGCTCCTGAGTTTCCGCCGTCGAGCGATATGATTGTTGGAATAGTGGAAGAGCTTCCGCCGTCAATGTTCGCCGCAGTCGTTCCTTGAGGACCCGTCAGCCCGCCATAAGGAAGAGAGCTCCATACCGTGGAACCATCACCGACTTTGAACTGACCTGCAAATTGACCACCACCAGCATCAGTCTGTAAAGCAAACTCGCCAGAAGCCATCACAGGATTAGCTGCAACCCACTCAGAGTAAGTGCCTCGTCTAAATTGTATTTGCAAAGCCATTTAAGTTACCCCACCAGCATCTATTGGAAAAATCCCGCCATAAGTTGAATCTGCCGACCCGCCATTCAGCAGCCCATTGGCTGTGCCAGGAGGACCAGGTGTTGACGGTCCAGGAGGGCCAACGCCGCCTGTTGGGCCTGGTGGACCGCCTGGATCACCTGTCGGTCCTGTTGGGCCTGTTGATCCCTGTATTCCCTGAGGTCCAACCAGATTTGTGGCGTTTCCCCACGAACCAGCAACCTTCGGCCCATAGAAAGTGTTGGCTGCAGTGTCCATAAAGAAATCGCCAATAGCCCCAACACCAACCGACGGAACGTTCGGGCCATTTAATATCGTTCGACCATCAATGCCGTTTGTTCCGTTCGCCCCAGGCGCACCCTTGATCAGAATGCCTGTAGGCCAAGCACCCGAAGCTTTAGGGCCAAACAAATACGAAGTCAGATAGTTTAGGAAGAAATCTCCATCGACACCAGTACCAGCAACAGGGTCAACCTGACCGCTCAAAATAGTTGAGCCTGCAGCCCCAGTCGGACCTGTAGGGCCAGTGATTGATTGACCGGCAGGACCAGTAGCTCCAGGAGCACCAGCCGATGGCGTCGGAGCCATCTGCTGCCAGTAAGTATTATTTCCAGGAGTTTGACCTGTGCTGCCTTGGCGCGCAATATAAGAAGTGTTGCTGTACGTCACGACATCGCCAGTTTGGTAGGCAGTGCCGCTCGACCAGGTTCCCTCGTAGACAAGGGTGGATGGGAAGTAGATCGCGTTAGGACTATTCAGTTGGTTTGTATAGTTCGTTCCAAGTGCCACTACTCGAGCCCCTCCATCCGAGTGTTCAAGTCTTGAACTGCTTTCACAAGCAGTGAAAGCATTGACTTCTCTCGGTAAACGACTGGCTCACCTTCAGAGTCGTACAGAGTTGCGTCTGGTGCTGCTAAAGCTACCTCTTCAGCAATGAACCCCAGTTCAGGTATTTGGGTTTCGTAATCCAAACCTGAACTCGTTGCCACCTGCTCATTCCAATTAAACGTTCGTGGTCGCAAAGCTTTAATCTTTGACCACGTAGCCGAAATTTCTAGGTCCTCTACATCCTCTTTGAAACGGATAGAAGAAGAGCTGATACCTAACTGCTCAGTACCCGTAGTAGTTATGACTGCAGTGGTTCCTGACAGCGTAGGCCAGCCACCTTGGTTCGCTCCTGCAGAAGCTTTATAGGCACGCAAATCTAGTTTCTCGTAGCCTGCAGCGCCTGACTCAGAGATCTGCAAATGAACGTTGTCGTTGTGAACGAATTGGAAACCAGGCAAGTTCGAACCCAGGAGCGTGTCCTTCCACTCCATCCAATCTTGATTCGTGCTGTAATCGTTCCCAAAATAGATGCGTGCATAATCGTATGAAGTTTGGATTCTTATATCGCCGCTAATGTCGACGTTCTCTCGCACGTTCAACCATTGCGTATTGATTCTGGTACCAGACCCAGCAACATAGTTCGGATCGACAGTGCCGTTCGCTAACCGATTAGTGTGACCAATGATGTCGCCGTCAACATAAACAGATCCGTTTACTACGAGACGGTAGTTCGCTCGAGTCGATCTATCGCCGCCCGCACCACCACCACCAGATTCGGTTGTGTACGGCGAAGTGGCTAAACCGTTATACAAAGGAGGGAACGTGTTCGGTACAGCAGTGAACACACCCAAACGGTTGTTCACAGCATCGACTTTGAATGTTGTTGTGTCGAAAGTGGCGTCTCCGCTGACAGTAATGCCACCAGTCATATTTAATACGCCTGTGACTGTTCCGCCCGTTCCAGTTATCACTCCAGGAGTCGTATTTATGTACGCCTCAACATCATTGAAGTTGGCGTTCATTTGGCTAGCCACAATGCTGGTGCCAGCACTAAAAGTGTTCGTAACTGAAAGAGTCATCTGAGCCTCCGCGGCACGTACGTAAACATCATGGCGTTCACTTCGTAAGCGCTTGTATGATTAGGTCCATTGATTTTGATAGCCACAGATTTAGCGCTACCCATTGTTGTTAACTTGATTACATCAGTGATCGATTGACCCGCTGAAGCGGACCATGTGCCGTCACCCGTATCTCCAGAGTCAGACCGCCATGTAGCAGTCCCAAACACACTGGTCGATCCTCGACCTGTGACTTGAAACGTTTTAGTTACAGAAGTTGCTTTGTCATAGTCGTTGTAAACTTCGTAGTTCACTGTGCCTGTTGCTGACGTGTCCATAATGAAACGTGGTTTCCCCCAACGTTTCTGAACAATCGGATTCTTTCCCGACACCCATGGTGTCGTAAAGTGGCTAACGATCTGGGCAGGAGTTGTGGCGTACAAGTCCGTGTACCTGTTCTGTTCGAGTTTGATTACCCGACCAGAGTTGTCTTTGCAGGCACCAATTAAGAAGGGTTCCCCACCAGGAGGAACGTGAGCAAGCAATGGTTCAGCATCTATGTCGGTTAAAGTCCAAGCTCCAAGCGACGGATCATAGACCAGTGTGCGTCGTTTAGTTAGTCCGTCTTCAGTCCAATCAACAGACACATAGAGTCGATTGCGGAACCATGCGAGTTGCGGTGGGGTGTTGAAACGAATCCGACCGTCATCTATCGCAGGTTTAAGTTTGTCGAACAGATAGTTAAAGTTCGTGCCGTCATACAGATATACGCCCGCTTGATCATGCCAGAAGAACACTCCCATTGGAGTGGACACAGGAGAGCTCAAAGAAACGCTGCCAACATCACGAGTAAGAGGCACCATCTGAAATGATTCAGTGTCGTGCCCGAACATGGCGTGAACCGAATTCGACTTAAATATTAGAAGGCGATCTGCCATTGGGACCAGGCCAGTGATTTCGTCGCCTCGTTCACCCACGTCGATGTCTGCATAACTTTGTTGTGTCCAAGTTTCTGCATCGTTCAGATGAGACCAACGGATACGAGAGTTGTAGTAAACCGAAGACTCTCGAGTCTTGCCAGTCCACATGTGGTTATTCCAGAAAGCCACGTATTGGCTGATTGGGAAGTTTCCTGCAGTGCCATTCAGGTTGGTACCCAAATCGGTGCCACTGTTACCTGAGCTAACTTTGAAGGAGGTGACATCTCCGCTTACCGCATAGAAAACGTTGTTCATTGTTACGCCATACATGCGACTGCCAGAAGTTCTGGCAGTCTGACCACCTATTGGTGTCCATGCCGAAGAACCTGTAGAGAAAGCAACAACAACGCCGTGGTTACAAATGATTTCTGATAAGCCACCATCAGTGAAATATGAGCCGAGCCCTTTGACTGCGCCAAGAGCATTGCCAGCGCCGTCAATGACCTCAATGCCTTTACGTAAACGTATGCCCCCTCTGGGGTCAACATCCACGTTCAACAAATCTGGTGATTCGTTTTGAGCAAGGTTGAATTGATCTGTCCGATAGTTAAGGCCGCCAGCGAAACTAGTTAATGCTTGTAAAGAATACTTTCGTGCCATCAGCTACTCCCAGGAGTAACGCAAACGCGACCCTAGGGCTACATTTGAGTCCCAACGTCGGCTGCGAGTGCCGTTAAGGATGATTGGTTGCGGAGCAGGAGTGTCTAAGAATCTTGCCCGAAGATTATCGAGCTCTCTTCGGAACATGGCGTGGTAAGTAGCTCCCATTTCCAGATCCTCTTGCTGCTCATAAGCTCGAGCACACCCGTATGTGGCAATCAGAATGTGGAACGGAGTAGGGAAGGGAACTGGCTCATCTCCATCCTGGCTCCCAGCGCCGAACGCTGGCGGGTTAGCCCAGCCACGAACATGAATCGGAACGACTGTCGAAGGTGTCGGATATAACCGAACTTTGTCTTCCCAGAAACTCCAACGGAAAGGAACCCCAGAACCGGCAGAACTCAGAGGATAACTAAGATCGCCTTCATCTCTGCCTATGTATTGGATTACCGCAGATGTGTCACGAAGTGACGCGATCTCTCGTAAGCCGTTCGTAACGGAATCCCCGACATACGACAGCGTGTAATCAGATTGTGCAGGGGAGCTAACCGTGTTGAACGTCGTTGACGTTTCAAACCAAGGCCACCTTTTCTCAGAGTAGGTAAGCAAGTCGTACGCTTCTCCAAAGAAGCGATTCATTATGTCTGGTGCAATGTCCTGGTCGTCAATTTCTACAACGCCGTGAACATAGGAACGCATTTCTTGTATTTGCACAACTCACCCACTGTGTATGACGCAAGAATCAGAACCCTCTTTAGGAGATTTCTGACACTGGTTACCTGCCTTAGTTAACGAAGTGCAGTTGGCAGCAGGCTCGATCACATCATCGACAGAGAACGCAGGTCTAATTTCTCTTCCACCAAAAAACGTGTGAGGGTTTTGGGTGGCTCCCTTTCCAGGGTCAGAAGCTAAACGAGTGGACGTTCCGTATGCGATATGTGATTCATAAGCCATGCTGCCTCCTGGCATCAGTTATGGGGGCGGCCGAAACCGCCCCCGCAACGTGGTTGTTTAAGCGGTAGCGCCAG